TGTCAGGTCATATCCAGCCAGGTGAATATGATATAGTACATTGTCATGTAGCTAATTTAGCTATTGGTTTAGCTGAACGTGGTATTCCTTATGTATATCAACTACACGATCACCATGCATATCATTATGGTAAAGAATCTCATGTTTATAAGGAAAACCTAAAAGCAATTGAAGGTTCATTAGTATCCTTAATGCCTGCTAAGTTTTTAGTTGATTATTTTGATCATCCTAAATGTATGTATTTTTCACATGGTGTTAACACAGATGAATTTTACCCTGTAGACAAACCCAAACCCGAACAACCAAGGTTATTAATGATTGCTAATAATGGTTTAGCAGGTGATGCAACATTTGATAGAAAAGGATTTACATATGGTTTAGGGCTAGCAATGTTAAATAACCTACCTATCACTATAGCAGGACCATCAGATAATAAACGTTTCTTTAATCATCACCTTTGGATGTTAGGATATCCTAAATTAAATTTAATATTTGATACTCCAAATACTCAATTATTACAATTATATCACGACCACGATATATTTGTTCATCCAACAATGCTAGAAGCAGGACACCCTAATTTAACAATGGTTGAAGCAGCGGCTGCTGGTTTACCTATTATTGCTGATTGGGAACACACAACTGATTTTCACGGTGCTTGGAGAGCTCCTCGTAATATATTTGAAATGGATAGAGGATTAAAAGATATTATGAATAAATGGGAAGTTTACCGTGAAAGAATTATAAACACAGGACATAGTTTATCATGGTTTAATCGTTCTAAAGAAATAATCGAAATATACAAACAATTTATATGAAAGAAGTTTTAATTAATGAATATGGGAATCTTAACCAATTAAATATCCCAGCTAAAAAAGGAAGCAATACATTTAAAATAAACTTTTTAAATGGAGCATTTGTTGAGATTTTAGGACCCGATAAAAAAGAATATACGGTTAGATTTATAGATCAAATCAAAAATAAATTAATACATTCTCAAAAGATTAGTACTAATATGTGGACTAAAACCAACATACAGTATTTTGTAAAATGGAGAATTGAAGTAATTGATAATGAAACTAATAAAATTGCTTTTGAACATGACTATGATGCTAAAGGAAAACGAGTTTATATCCATTTAGATTCATCGGCCTTAGGAGATACATTAGCTTGGTTCCCATATATAGATGAATTTAGAAAAAAACATAACTGTGAAACAATCACATCAACATTCCATAATGAATGGTTTAATACCGAATACCCAGAATTAGAATTTGTAAAACCAGGAACGGAAGTACAAAATATATATGCTATGTATACTATTGGGTGGCATTATAATGAAGATAGAACAGTAAATTATAATAAAATCCCAATTGAATTTAAAAAACACCCCCTTGGTGAAACATCAAGTTCAACTTTAGGATTAACATATAGTGAGATTAAACCTAAAATGGTTATCCCTGAAAAAGCAAGACAAATTGAAGGAAAATATGTTTGTATAGCACCACACGCCTCAGCACATGCTAAGTATTGGAATAATAAAGGTGGTTGGCAATCTGTTGTCGATTATTTAAATAATAAAGGATATAAAGTAGTAATGATTACTCACGAACGTTTAGGAGATGCGTGGCATGATTCTAAATTAGGAGGAACATTACATGGTGTTATTGATAAAACTGGAAATTATCCTATTGAGGATAGAATGATAGATTTAAAATATGCTGATGCATTTATTGGTCTAGGTAGTGGTCTAAGTTGGTTATCATGGGCAGTTGGAACCCCAACCATTCTTATTTCAGGATTTAGTTTACCATATAGTGAATTTTTAGATTGCGAACGTATATTTAATTATGATTCTAACGTTTGTACAGGTTGTTTTAACCGCGAATGGCTCAACCCAGGTGATTGGGAATGGTGCCCAGATCATAAAAATACAGACAGACAATTTGAATGTACTAAAACCATAAAAGCTTCCCGTGTGATTGAATCGATTAATAAAGTTCTTAATATTTATAACGAAAAATAATATATGGCAACTTTAGATCCATCAAACGTAATAAATGGTAATACAATAGAAGCTTCAGATATAGCACAATTATATCAAGCTTTTGGTACTGGTTCAGGAGCTGATATTACTGGTTTATCAATGACTGGTAGTTTATATGGTAATGCTCTAACAGCAACAACAGCTACTACAGCAACAACCGCTTCAAATATTACCACAGCAGTTACAGGTGGTGGTACCCATTATTTAACATTTGTTAATGGTGACGGTACAAAACCAGCTAAAATAGCTTCTCTTTTAGAATATAACGCTGGTAATAATAATCTTCAAGTAACAGCATCTCAGGCAGTTACTTCTTCATATGCAGATAATGCTTCAGTAACACAAATTAATGATCAAAGTTATACTGTTATAAGTTCAGGTCCTATAGATTCTCCACTTAGATTTGCTGCTGGTTTAATAAAATGTTCTAGTAATATAGGTCAAACACCACCCAATCCAGCATTAATAGATAAAACATTAGGAACAGATGCTTGGGTTACTTTAACAATCGAGGCTACTTCCCCATCTTCAGGCAATATAGCTACTATAAAAGCTTTAGACCCTTTAAATGGAGTAATAGATATAGTTACCGCTGGTGGTAGTGGGGCTGAAAATGTACATTACCATGTAATTTATGTTCCTTAATGTTAATAAAATAATATAATAAGTGGAAAAACAGTTTCTAAAAGCCGATGAGTTACAACAAATGAGACATTTACATGATTTGAAAATCAAATTAGTAAATAAATTTGGAGTATTAGAATATGATATCCAAAGTCTAGAGTTACAAAAAAAGAAATTAATTGATCAATTACATAATTTAACAATAAATCTTCAAGAAATAGGAGATTTAATACAACAAAAATATGGTGAAGGAAATGTTAATTTAGAGACAGGTGAATTCGCAAAACGTTAATTTTTGAAATCTTTCAATATATTTATAATAAATAAAAATAACTCAGTAACATGGCAGAAACATTAATATCTCCTGGAGTATTAGCAAGAGAAAACGACAACTCCTTCATTGCAACACGTCCTTATACTAAAACCGCGGCTATCATTGGCCCAACAGTTAAAGGTCCAGTAGAAATCCCGACAATTGTAACCTCATATAGCGATTATTTGAGCAAATTTGGTTCCACTTTAATCAGTGCAAGTAATATTTATTCTTACTTTACTTCAATAGCAGCATTTAACTTTTTCTCTAACGGAGGAGAAGCATTACTTGTTTCAAGAGTAGTAAGTGGTTCATATTCACAAGCAGTATGTACTGATGTAACAAGTTCAGCATTCACAGCATCGTTTGTATTTAATACTTTTTCTGAAGGTGTTATTATGAACAGCTCAAGTTCACTTGATGCTTCTGGTTCATTAGCTAGTGGTACTTCAAATAATCTTAGATGGGCTATCCAAAATGTCTCAACTGCTTCAGGTACATTTGATTTATTAGTTAGACAAGGTAATGATAATACAAATAACCAAATTGTATTAGAAACTTGGACAGGTTTATCACTTGACCCAACACAACCAAACTTTATTTCTAAAGTAATTGGTGATATTAGTTCTTCATATGATGCAACTAATAATCAAATTGTAGAAACAGGAAATTATAAAAATAACTCAAGATACATTTATATTAAAGAAGTAAATGCTCTTACTCCTAATTATTTTGATAATACTGGTAACTTCAAATCTCAATATACAGCATCTTTACCATCTGTTCAAAGTGGTTCATTCGAAAGCGCTACAGGTGATGTAATCGCCGGAGCTAATTTCTATAATGCTATAAATGGAACAAACACTCAAGGATTAGTAGCAGGTAACTATGCTAATATGATTGCTTTGATGTCTAACCAAGATGCTTATAAATTTAACGCATTAATCATCCCTGGATTATACGATTCAGATTCTAACTACAGTGCTCAACTTACAAATGTTATCAATAATACTCAATACAGAGGTGATAATTTATTTGTAATGGATTTAGTACCATTTGGTTCAAGTGTTAATACAGTAACACAAAAAGCAGGAAATAGAAACACATCATATGCTGCTTCATACTGGCCTTGGGTTCAATTAATCGACCCAGATACTGCTCAATTAGTATGGTGTCCTGCTTCAACAGTAATGCCAGGTGTATTTGCATACAATGATACAGTATCAGAACCTTGGTTTGCACCAGCAGGTATTAATAGAGGTGGTTTAACTCAAGTAGTTAAAGCAGAATACAAATTAACTCAAACACAACGAGATAATCTATATACAGGTAAAGTAAATCCAATTGCTTCATTCCCGGCAACAGGAACTGTAGTATACGGACAAAAAACATTACAAACTAAAGCATCTGCTCTTGATCGTGTAAATGTTCGTAGATTATTAATCGCACTTAAAAATTACATCTCAGGTGTAGCTCAAGGTTTAGTATTTGAACAAAATACAATTGCTACAAGAAATGCATTCTTAAGTCAAGTTAACCCATACTTAGAAACAGTACAACAACGTCAAGGTTTATATGCTTTCAAAGTAATAATGGATGAATCAAATAACTCGGCGGATGTAGTTGATAGAAACCAAATGGTAGGTCAAATCTATCTTCAACCAACTAAAACAGCTGAATTTATTTACTTAGATTTCAACATTTTACCAACAGGAGCTACTTTCCCAGCGTAATTTTTAGAAACTATAATATTTATAATAAAGCAATAAATAAATAAACAACATGGCAATATTAGATTCCAACGAAATTTTCTTCACAGCTTTCGAACCGAAAGTTCAGAATAGATTTATAATGTACGTTGATGGTATCCCTGCATACACAATTAAAGGTATTTCATCTGTAGGTTTTTCTCAAAACGAAATCGTACTCAATCACATCAACGTTTACCGTAAAATCAAAGGTAGAATGGTTTGGAATGATTTAACTATGACATTATTTGATCCTATTACACCTTCTGGTGCTCAGGCAGTAATGGAATGGGTTCGTTTACACCACGAATCAGTAACTGGTCGTGATGGTTATTCGGATATGTACAAGAAAGATGTAACTATTAACGTATTAGGCCCAGTAGGTGATATCGTTTCAGAATGGATTGTCAAAGGAGCATTTATTAAAGCAGGCGAATTTGGTGAATACAACTGGGATAACGGTGAAGCAGCTCAAAACTTAACAGTAACTCTTGGAATGGATTATTGCGTATTGAACTTCTAAAAGAAATACATATTTTTTTACATTTGAGCTTGGCTAACGTCAAGCTCTTTTGTATTTTACATATGTATAATAAACACAAAGTTATTAATAAAAATTTATGGAAAAAGAAAAACCAAAATTCAAATTCCCTACTGAAGTAGTCGAATTGCCTTCCAAAGGATTACTCTACCCAGAAGGTCACCCATTATCCTCAGGAACTGTAGAAATTAAATACATGACAGCTAAAGAGGAAGATATCCTTACAAACCTTAACTACATTAAACAAGGAATTGTAATAGATAAATTACTTCAATCACTAATTGTTACTCCTTTTGATTACGATGATCTATTAGTAGGTGATAAAAACGCTCTTATGATCTCAGCTCGTGTATTAGGTTATGGTAAAGAATATCCATTTACCCATAACGGCCAAGAAATAGTAGTCGATCTTACCCAACTTCCAGAAATCGTTTTAGATGAAAATGAGGTTACTAAAGGTGTAAACGAATTTGATTATGAATTGCCATTTTCTAAAAATAAAATTACATTTAAATTGTTAACTGGTAAGGATGAAAAAGCGATTGATGCCGAAATTAAAGGTATGAAACGCGTTAATAAAAATGTATCAGCTGACATTTCTACCCGTTTAAAACACCAGATCATTGCGGTCGACGGGGATTATGAGAAGAAAACTGTTCGTGAATTTGTAGACAACTATATGTTAGCTAAAGATTCTTCAGCATTTAGATCATACCTTAAATCAATCAACCCAGATGTGAAATTAACCTTCATCCATGAAGGAGAAAACGGTGATGAGGAGGTCACAGTACCTATGGAGGTACAGTTTTTTTGGCCTGACGCAAGAGTATAGATATAATCTATTCAAACAAATCCACGAGATAGTCTATTACGGACGTGGATATGATTATGGAACTATATATGAAATGCCTATTTGGTTAAGGAATATTACCTTTAAATTTATTCAAGATTCAATAAATCAGGAAAATGAAGCAAATGCCAAAGCAGCAGGTAAATCAAATTCTTCCAATACAAACCTAGACTGGGTTAACCCAGATAGAAGTAAATTAAAATAGATATTTAGAAGGC